AGTTAGAGAATCTAGTGATTCATTTAAATACAGGAAGTCTTTTCTACGTAAAATCTTCCTCAGGTTTAGTACCTTGGAGTCATACTCTGTAGGAAGAGTTTTCAGCTTTAGGAATAATGGGGCATCAGTATTGAAAGTATTAATTGGACATGAGCCTGCTCTAACCTTAGTAAAACAATCAGGTTGTGTATTCCTGAGTGGTATCCACCCGGTAAGAAACCCTTCTTTAAAGTATCAACGTTTATTTCTTAGGCATCTAGGGTTTGATTGCATAAGAGAAGGCAAATATGTTAAACTTACTCTTTCCCCAAACAACGTTTTAAAACTAGATCCAACAAAGGAGTATCACTTTGAATCAAACAGAAACAGTTACATCGGAGGGGAAACCCCCTATGACGACTTGGGAGTGTGCCAAGCAAGCAAGCAAGTCTATGGTTGGGGCCCTAGCATTGTTAGACCAGATTTGTGCGCTAGATCCTCAAACGCAGTTTAATGAAGAGACTAAACTGGCAAATAGAATGCGTTTGGAGGCCCTTGTAGCCCTTTACACACATCTATCCTCATCTTACCATTCCCTGAGTTTAGAAACGCCTCATACGGCTCCTATGCTCGGAGATTTTCCAAGTGATGGAAGTAGGCTTGACTTAGATATTCTGGCCGGCAAGATTGGCCGTTGTATTCTAAACTTCTACACCGTTGTTCACACAAGTAAATATGGCTGGGAGGAATCTCAACTAGAATATGATATTATACGCTTACACGGCTGGGTCGATTTCTATTGTAGACAAGAACTTAACAAAACACTAAAGGAAATATTCGATGTCACAACCAATATGGCTGAATCTTAACGATACTCTCATACCCGTGCACAACATTGCTTTTATCGAGGATAGATACAAGGAATCAGTTAATGATATTAACATGCCTTTAGACGAGGCTGAAACAGAAAGAGTAATTGTATTAACTAATGGGCACTGCGTTGCAACCTCATCTTCCTTAGTGGAGATCTACGCAGAAATAGAGAAACGTACCAACCTTTGGTATAAGAAGAATGTAGAGAAATCTACATAACTTTTACTCAAACGGATCTACGGAGCTGATATGAAACTTAAACTTTATCTATTAAGCCTAGTTTTATTCATGGCTGCCTGGGTATCCTACACAGGGTGGTTTGTTACTACTGCTGTGATTCAACAAGTCGACAAGGTTGGATTAGGAATAATCTTCTTAATTCCAATTCTAATCATCGGAATGGTTTTGATGCCTTTCTGGATTATTTATCGGATTGGCAGTGTCTACTGATGTTATCCCTCCTTGGAAGAAGTAGAGAATTGGGCCGTTAGCTCAGTTGGTCAGAGCAGAGGACTCATAATCCTTTGGTCGTTGGTTCAAATCCAACACGGCCCACCAGTTCTAAAGAAAGATGATATAAAAATTCAAGAACTAGATTTAAAAATTGGAAGATTAAACTGTATCTTTCAAGATAAGAATTCACATCAGAAATGATGTAAAACATAGGGTGCGAAAGATATTGGAGACGCGGGGGGCAGTACCTCGCCGGATCCACCAAGAGAGCCTTTATGTAAAGGGTTTTGTTGATGGGTCCGATCTAGACTCGATCTAGTATTAATAACATTCTGTGGGATCGGTAGGCGATGACCGTTAATCAAGCAAAACGTTAAATGCAAACGACTCGTTCGGTGCTCAAGCTCTAGCAGCTTGATGAACTCGCTACCCAGTTTATAACTCAAGGGTAGCTTAGAAAGGCTCGGTGATGATGATCCGAGCCTTTTGACATTTTCAAGAAACGTTTATGACGAGGCTTATAAACTAGGAGAAGACTATGAGTAAAGGTTTTACCGATCACAATATGGATACCCTTATTAATGCGATGGGAGGATACTTATCCGGCCGCCCAAGTAAGATACATTCTATACGAGAAGAGCCGTGGTTTCTGGAAGCTGTTAAATTCAGGCTAACTACGGTATCCAGAGAAAACGTCGTTTCAGGGTATAAAGAGTTGTTATATTGGAGACAAAATTATGACCTAAATAAGGCTGCTGAGGAGGACATGGGAGGGCTATCGCTAGGGGATAGGGTAAAGATTCTACGGGCTCCTACTGAAGAAGAGAAAAGAAGCTGGCCTCTATGGATTGAAGCCATGTCTGCTTTTATAGGGAAAATTGGGGTAATTGAGGATATATCCCCCGAAAGAATGGATTGTCTGGTAAAGATAACACCTAACCTTGGTGGACCCCACTCTCACTGCACAGTCTGGACTTTTCCTAAGAATGTTCTTGAGAAAGTACAGGCAGTACTTCCTGATAGTCCTAATACTAAACCTAAGTTTAAAGTAGGTGACATAGTTAGCACCACACCTAGTTTATCACCAACACCAACCAAAGGAGAGCCAACAATGAACTCAAATGAAATCCGTGTTTTACGAGAACTGGCAAGCAAAACAGAAGTTGATGATCTGTCTAAATACACTGTAGCCCTGGCAGATGGCACTGAAGAGGCCATGAAAGAACTCTTGGCTAATGAAGCTAAAGCAGCTGCTATGGAACAGGCGCATATTATTCTTAGTATCGCACGCAAAGCTAAAGCTGAGCTTGATGATCAAGTGGCCGCTCTTCGCTCTACTCGTGCTACTGAGAAAGCCCAACTTTCCGCCATTCGGAAAATTGTACGTGCTCGTGACTACGCAGCTGAATCCAAGAACTACCTACCATTAGTATTCTTGCTTGATGGCTATGTTGATGGTGTTTACCCAGAAGATTATAGTGTTCCAGAAAGCTGGCAGCCAGAAGTAAAGTCATGAAACTAGGAGACCTACGCAATACTAGATTATTTGTCTCCAGTTCCTAAAAGCGAGGCTTAACCTAAAACTCCCTGGTAAGGAGCCATGAGACCTTCTCAATAACTGGAGTTGCAGATTCTTTAATCTGATCTTGGTGGTTAATCTTAGGAAATTAACCTGCTAGCTGTCCTATCAAGCAATCGGCGTTATAGGGAACTCTACACGTAGAAGGACACTTAATACCGTTTTAATTAGAGAGGAACTGATCATAGGGCAGTCACCTACTACGGAGTTAATGCAAAGCACTCTGACGTTTTCACCCAAGATCAACCTGGGTCAAAAAAGGATTGGGTTCAGCTTCGAGCCTAAATGGAATTGCAATTCTATATAACCTAGGAATTACCGCCTGGGAGAGCAATAATTCAAACAAGGAGATAAGAAAGAGACTTTTGCAATTGCAGTAAAACACGAGTTATTTTGGGAACGGGAGATTTTAATATGCCAAATTCCAGTATCATTCCAAGAGAGCATAACCTAATTGACCTTGCAGCAACCAATCCCACCAACCAAAGAAGGAGAAGTAAAATGAAGAAGATTTTAATAGTATTTGTAATGTCATTGTTTCTCGTAGCTTGCAGCAAGAAAGAAGAAGTATCGTTTGACACCGTTGAACAAGCCCGCGCTCAAGCCCGTGATAATGCAGGTTACAATGCACAAGTGTATCGTGCCAGTTCTCCTCAGTATCAACAATACAACGTCCAGAACAACGGCGACAGTACTCAGTCTAACGCTTGCCCTCAAGGTGACGGTTGGGCTAGCTTGAAGCTTGTACTTCCTAATAATGTTCAAAACATCGTCAAGATCAAGTGCTCTACTGTTTCGGCAGGTATTGGGTGCTTGACTGAAGATGAGTTTAAAACTAAGCAGGCGTACTCTCAGGAAGATGGACAATGTCAACCAACAAACAAAGTGCCATTCCCACTTCCTAAGTTAGCAGGTAAATAAGATGATTAAGAAGATCGGTATTGTTTTCATCATGGTCTTCTTGGTTCTTGTGGTAGCCGGTGTGGGATATATCTTCTCCCCGGCTGCATCTCAAGCAAGAGCTGAGGGAGCTTTAAGAATTTCCTTACAAGGTGGCCAGGGGCCTTTCTCCATGCAATCGTGTGTTTCTGACACTGACGGGGATGGTTACGCTTCGTGTGGGTTTAACTCAAATGGAGTATCAATTTCAGTACAATGTGCATCCTCATTGATGAGCGTTGTTCCTTTGTTCGGTAGTCGTAGTTGTAAGATTCAATCCCAAGAAGTTATTAAACTTCGTTAAACAACAAGGAGGCATCAAATGGCTAGTATCACTATGCAACGCAACAAACTTATTGTAGGCAACAACTCAAAAAGCTATAATGATAAGCATAAGAGTCCCGCAATTTCACTTCGCCCTATTCGTGATGCAATCTATGGGGCTGGAGAACACTTCAGTCGTAACACAGTTGGTACTGAGGAAGATCGTCGTGGGTTATTTATTAAATACCGTGCAGAAGTAATGAAGTTTCGTAACTCTCCACGCTGTATGATTCCTGGCGCAGTCGCCTCTATAGCAATGTAACAAAGAGGGCCTTAATTGGCCCTCCTCTTTTTTTAGGAGAATTAAATGAAACAAGTAGAAGAAGCTTTTGTAAGAATTACAGGTGTTCCAGACGCATGGACTAATTTATCCCTTAGTAGTCGTAGAGCATCTTTTATTGCAGCATGGGATGCAGTTATGAATGCTATAATTATTGATGAGGACTCAACCACTAATTATCGCCCTATTCTCAATCCCCTGGGAATGGCTAAAGACCCTGTTTAATTAGATAATTACGTTTTCTTCGGTATAAGAATATTGAGAGGAATGCACGTGTATTTTTACCCGACATCCGTTCTCAAACAACCGTTGTTTTTAACCTTTTGCAATTGGAGAATTAAATATGTGTAACTATATCAATACTGACACCCTTTACAAACTAGCGGACTCGGGTATCGCTAAACAAGCTCAAGACTTTGGCGCACTGCCACTTGAGATCAAAGAATCCTTGGCTCGTCAAATGGCTGAAAACCGCCAATGTGTAGTTGACGAAGCCGCAAGCGAAATCGTTGAATTGCTAAATGCAAAAGACGAGTTCATCACCGCTAATGTAATGACCGTAGCTGAACTGCAAAAGCAGATCGACGCGTTCAATGCATTGAGCTCGCTAATCAAAAAGTCGACAGACTATGGTTTGAATTCTCAAAACTTCCTTCCTTTGGCTTCACTGATCGGTCTTGAGTTGCCATCTGGCATTGATCGTAAGCTGACTAAGGTTCCAGAAGATTGGACAGCTCCAGTAGCACAAGCAACTCAAAGCTAAAATTTAGCTCGGTTGGAAAAACTCAGTTCCCTCTGAGTTTTTTTAGCTAAGAAAAATGAAAGAAGTGGTATAAGAAAAATAGAGGAGAATCAAATGATTATTACTAAAGAACAACTAGCAGCTTGCTGCCCAACTAACAAAGCGCAAGACAAACTTTTAGCCTCGCTAAATAAAACCTTGCCGCTATATAATATCCTAACCACAGAACAGGTAGCTTGCTTCTTAGCCCAGTGTGGCCATGAAAGCTCGGACTTTAATCGACTAGTAGAAAACCTTAACTATTCTACTGATGGATTACTCTCTACCTTCAAGAAGTATTTCAATTCCGAGTCTGCCGCTGCTTATGCACATATGCCAGAGAAGATTGCCAATCATGTCTACGCGGATCGTATGGGTAACGGCCCAGAGTCTAGCGGAGATGGTTTTAAATTCCGTGGTCGTGGCGCTATCCAACTTACTGGCAAGGATAGTTATACAAAGTTCGCTACTGCGCTAACGCTTTCCCTAGATGAAACCGTAGCTTATGCCAGCACATTAGAAGGTGCTATTGAATCAGCTTGTTGGTATTGGGATACAAACCACTTGAATGCTTTTGCTGACAAGTTGGATATCATAGGATTAACTAAGAGGATTAATGGTGGTGTTATTGGATTAGAAGAACGGAAGTCTAAACTGGACGTTTGTATAAAGGAGTTGAAATGAAAACCCCATTTAAGAAATATAAGGAGAAATACCTTAAGTTGAATGAGGATCTAAAGAAAGAACAACTAAAGTGTTTGCATCCCTCCGAGCATGTAACAATCACTTACAGAGGTTGTGATGCTGATTATTATAATCCTACAAAATATTGGATAAGCCACACCTGTAATTACTGTGGTAAAACATGGATGACAGAATGAACTTAAATTTAATCTACTCATTAAACGTAGTTTTATCCCTTATAGCACTAGGTGTATTTATAGCAAAAGGGAATTACCCAGCTGCTACCTTCGCTTGTACGGCTGCTATGGCCTGGATTATTCTTGTGCATAAAGAAGATGAAGATGAATATAGAGAGACAAAATGAAAATAGTACAACCCAGCTTTGAAATCTTAGCCCATACACCAGATATGGAGTTGTTAATTGAAAGAGGTATTCGAACAGCCTACAGATCGGAGGATCGAATTGAGCCAGGTTCCGCAGCAAAGATTATCAGCCACGTTAAGTCACTCAAGCATGAGTCAACCCTAGAACACGGTAGCGTCACTGTCGAATTTGTCACCGATAGAGGCGTTACTCATGAAATGGTCCGCCATCGAATCTGCTCATTCACTCAAGAATCCACACGCTACTGTAACTACTCCAAAACCAAGTTCGGATCAGAGATAACGGTAATTGAACCTTTCTTCTGGGCTAAAGAGAAGTGCGGTGTCACTACTGAATATAAACTTTGGTTTGATGCCTGTGAGGCAGCTGAAAAAGCTTATCTAAAACTATTGGAGATCAAAGCCTTGGCTCAAGAAGCTCGCTCAGTTCTCCCTAACTCTCTGAAGACAAAGATAGTTGTTACTGCCAATGTCCGTGAGTGGAGAAAGATATTCGAGCTACGTACTACTGAAGCTGCACATCCTCAGATTAAACAAATCATGTGTCCAACCTTGGCTGAGTTTAGACTTCGTTGGCCTACCTTGTTTGATGATGTAGGTAGTATTGAACATCCAAGCCCTGCTTTTCAGGTGTTACCAAACCAAGCAGAGAAATAGGGTTTTATCGGTATAAGAAAACTAGGAGATAAATTTATGACAGACCAAGATTCAATACCAAGACAAACCAATAAACCTGAACGCGCGCCTAAACTAAAAGGGATAAACAGAGGTATGCCAAGATCACTTGTAGATGCTATAAATAGAAATATAGAAGTTACAGTTGGCAGTGAAATGTCCCCTTTAGAGTTTGATGAAGCCACTAGACTTAAAAGGAGTTGGACAACATCTGATGGGGCGTACTGGGCCGTTGGAGAAACTTGTCCCACTATCCCTAGCAACTTATACGAACCTTCCTTCAGCGATTCCATTGGCCATTTTTTAAAGGCAATGGTTAACAATCTAGACGATATCATTACTTTACCAGATTCTGAATCTGAGAATTTAATCAATGAAATAAAGCAGTTTACTACTCTCAAGGATAAATTCCACGATCATGGCTTCCTCTATAAACGAGGCATTCTTTTGTGGGGCCCTCCGGGGTGCCTAGAAGAAAATACGTTAATACACTGCGAAACTAGAAGTCCAGAGGGGGTTAGACATAGTCACAAGTACCTTACCTTAGAACGTCTTTATGAAAAGTTTCATTATATAAAGGGTAAAGGAAAAGGGAGATATCAACTAGCTCCAGAAAACTCAGAATTTTTTACTAGTTCAGTAGATGATGAGGGGAGAATTTTCCGAAATCAAATATTAAACGTAGTTAAGAGTGGAGTTAAACCTTGCTTTAAAGTTACAACTGCCGGAGGGCACTCCATAGAAGCTACCGCAGAGCATAAGTTCTTTAACGGAACTTCGTATGTAAAGCTTGAGGATATGCAGGTTGGAGACACTGTTAATTTACATCTGAACTACATTCCAAAACGTTCTGGGGAATCTCCAAAGAGAATAGATAGAAATCAATTATTCGTGAAGCATCATCCTGTAGCAGGAACTAAGATTATTGGTAAGTATTCCTATAAGCGTCTTGCTAAAGCTAGGGGAGTAGTAGAGGCCAGTCGTAATGGATTAACTTTGAATGAATATGTAGACAGGCTTAACTCAGGTAAACTAGAGGGATTAGTTTTTCTTTCACGAAAGGAAAATGTCCACCATATAGACGAAAATGTTAGAAATGATGTAATTTCTAATTTATTAGTAGTTGATCAAGCAGAGCACGCTGGTATCCATGCAACTGAAACTATGAGACTTACTTATGAAGTAACAGAGGATGTTATAGTTAGCATTGAGCCAGTAGGAGATAAGGAAACTTACGATTTAGTAATGCAAGGTCCTTACAACAATTTCATTGCTAATAAATTCACTGTTCATAATTCAGGAAAAACGGTTACTATTCAGCAACTCATCTCTCTCTTTGTAAAAGAGCAGGATGGCATTGCTGTAATGTGTAAGAATCCTAATCTTCTAATGGCTTGTTTGAGAGATCTCCGCAAGGTTGAGCCAGAGCGTCAGATCTTAGTTATCCTAGAAGATATAGATGCTTTGATTGACCAAGAAGGCGAAACGCCTTTCCTTAATATGCTTGATGGGGAAGCTCAACTTCAAAACGTGGTGTATGTAGCTACAACTAACTATCCTGAACGTCTAGATGACCGTTTCAAAGACCGGCCTAGCCGATTTGATACAATCAGGAAAATTGGAATGCCTACAGACCTAGCTCGTAAAACCTACCTTAAGATTAAACTTCCAGAGGTTGGAGATGAGGTAATAGAAGAATACGTCCAAGGTAGTAAAGGGTATTCTGTTGCATATCTACGTGAGTTGATTGTTCTCACACAATGCTTCTTAATTCCACTAGAGGACGCTTTAGCTAGACTAGATAAAATGAGAAACGCTTCCATTAGCAGTAGTGATAAGGAGGGTAAATTTGGATTCTGATAACCTGCCAAATTGGTGGGGTTACCTACATCAGAATGGAACTATCCAGACTAAACGCTGGTTTGGAGACCATGAAGACTACACAGGTGACTGTGAAGGTAACCCTTTTGTAGAACGAGTAGTTAAGCCCTTTCATGCAAGTAGTAAAGAAGAGGCGGATCAATACATTGTTAAGTCTTTAGGCTTAACTCAAAAGTAATAGTAGTACCATAAGAGTGCGGATAGCACCATGTCGTTTAGAAACATTTAATTAACCTTAATAGAACGAGACATGACCATGAAAACAAATACACAAGTTGTAGTACACGCAAACATCGGAACAACATCAACTGGGGAACAAATTTTTAGTTGTACCAAACCTGGAAGTAAGGAAAAGGAAATATATACAGCCAGTATGCTGTATAACTACTACAAAAAACTGGAGGGGAAGACCAACGTTACTATTGACGATTTTGCTAAACTGAAACCAGTTAGCAAAAAGACGGAGACCTTTGCCGCTTGGCAGTATCCCTCTGACAATGTATGGGGTAAAGACTTTTACATGATTATGGATGCCAATGGCCATGTTAAGGTTGGCCGCTCGGGCTCTCCTGGAACACGTCTGCTTCATTTGCAAAGCAGTAGTGGATCAGCTCTCACACTAGCCAAAGTCTGGCCTGGTATGGGGGAATTTGAGGGCGTTATCAAGCGTAGTTTGAAACAGCTTGGTTATCATAGTCATGGTGAATGGCATATTAACGGCCTCACTCCAGCAGTAATAGATGCTTTATTCGCTACTGAGTTCAAGGAGCCTGTATTGGCTAGGGCTAAGAAGGTTTACCCTAAGCGTGCAAAAGCATCTAAACCCGGAAAATCCCAAGTAGCTAAGTGGGATCAGAAGCGTCGTACAATTGAAGGACGTAAGTTGGGTATGTACGTTGCCCCACCTAAATCTCTTCGTGTTGCACAGCGGTAATTTTTGTATTAAAATAGAAATATGCGTACTCTCTTATCAACCCTAAATTATTCCAACTCGAATCCAACTAATGGTCCGAGCAGAGGGTTATTCTGTGGGTGAAAGATTTAAGTAGTACGCGTATTGAATCTTAGAGCCCCAGACCAAAAATCTGGGGTTCTTTTTTATATAGCAAGAAGCTCTCTGTTTTAGCTCAGTAGGTAGAGCAACGGACTGATGCAGAAGTATCTTCTAAAGAGGGTATTTCGATTAATCCGTGGGTCCCTGGTTCAAGCCCAGGAAACAGAGAGGTTCTTGTTGTTTAACTACCTCCAGCTAGCACAACCTGGTTAGTGTACATGTTTTGGGAACATGTGATAAAAGTTCAAATCTTTTGCTGGAGATTCTATTAAGTTCGAAGAATGTTGTCAAGACCTATCTATTTAATTAATAATACTTTAAAATAAAGTAAATTACATTAATAGGATAATTATGACAATAGTAAACATGAAAGAGACTACCTACTATAAATCAGGTAAGCAACTTGAAAATCTTAAGCTAGCTATTGAAAAATCAATAGAGTGCGCGAAGTTACGTAAGAAAGATAGAGAAGACCTATATAACACTGATCCTACTCTCTGTAACTGCTGTGGAGAGGCCATACCATACCAGAAGCGGCATAACATGTTCTGTAGTCATTCTTGTTCAGCTAAAACCTCTAATACAAAAAGAGAACCTAGGACTGCTGAATCTAGAAAACTAACAAGTGATTCTATGAGGAGGGCGCTTGGCTTACCAGAGAAACCTTTTATTGAAAACCGTTCTAAAAAGCCTAAGAAACCTAAAAGTAATTCTGGTGAAACTGGAAGTGTATTTACACGTAAGAAAAAGGAAGATGTACCTTTAACTTGCCCTATATGTGGAACTGTTATAATGGTACCTTTTTCTAAGCGATCCAGAAAAACTTGTGGTAATAAAGATTGTATAGTACAAGCCTGTGTTGGGATACGTACCTATCAAAATGGATCACGGAAACCTATTTTGGTTATTAATCCTCTAGATAACACGGAAGTATGGCTAGATTCCTCTTGGGAAGTACGGATATCAGAATTATTAAACGTACTAAACATAAGGTGGATTAGACCTAAATTTATAAAATGGGTGGACTCTACTAATAAAGTAAGGAGATACTTTCCAGACTTCTACTTATTAGATTATGAAGTGTATTTAGATCCTAAGAATCCATATTGTATGAAACAGGATACTGAAAAGTTAGAAGTAGTATCTAAAACTATAAATTTAGTGTACGGAGATATAAAAGTTGTAGAGGATTTTATTAATAGTCTTTGCACAGAGTAAGCTTTAGTAGTATACTGTCTTTTCTATGACAACTACAAAGCCTATCATGAAAGAAACGACTAACTATCGTGCAGTATTGCACTCAGGATTTCCAGTGAAATGCTTTGACTGCGATATCGTGAACCCTGCCATGTTGCATATTCACCATAAGAACGGTGATCATTCAGATAATGGCAAACGTAATTTAGAAATACTCTGTCCTACTCACCACCACTTACGACATATGAAAAAGTCTAAGGTTCGTGGTTGGGTATATGATAGTAAAACATTAACCCCTAGGAATAAGTTAGCCGAGGTTAGAACTTGGATGTATCGGGTTCCTGGGAAATAAGGGAAAGGTGGGTGAGTTGGCTTAAACCAGTTTCCTGCTAAGAAACCGCTCGGGGTAAACCTTTGCCGACAGTTCGAATCTGCCCCTAAAACAAAGAGTTATGTCATGTTCGTCTAACGGTTAGGACACCTGGTTTTCATCCAGGTAATAGGAGTTCAATTCTCCTACGTGACTCCAGTATAGCCCGATTATCTCAGAGGTAGGTCATCTGTTCGATTTAGATATTAGGCAACCGTTTTGGTATAAGAAAATTAGAAGAAGATTAACTCAATTGGTAGAGTGTCTTTCCTAATCCGAGAGAATGCTGCCGGTTCGAGTCCGGCATCTTTTTAGTCATTTTTAATTTAGGAGATCACATGAATCCATTTATTCAGAATGTAGCTTGGGCAGATATTCCGAAAGGTGATCATTTTGATTGTGGTGATAGGGCGATGCTTATTCAGATAGTTGATCCTGCTACGTCTTTCCCTATCCCAAAGCACAACTTTAAAACAGTCCATCAGTATGAATTTTTAGATGTAGAAGAAGACGAGAAATCTTCTTTGAGTGAATTTGCAATGCAGCCTTGGCAAGCTAAACAGATCGCTGCTCTACTACAAGAAGCTCTGCAGGATAAACGACCAGTAGTAGTTCACTGCTTTGCTGGTGTTTGTAGAAGCGGGGCTGTAGCTGAGGTTGGAGTGATGATGGGATTCCAGGATACTAGACGATTCCGTCAGCCAAATACTTGGGTTAAGAAACTTCTAATGAAAGAACTAGGGTGGACTTACGAAGAGCAATTTGAAAAACAACCACCATTAACTATGTACACGAACGAGGATTAAATGGGAACAAATGAGATAACCGGAGCAAAGCTTCAAACCAAGTTACCAACGAAGGAATACTTCGAAGGTTGGGATCGGATCTTTGGCAAAAAGGATAAACAAGATGACACACAAACAAGTGATAGTGGTACGCAAGGATCTAAACATGCGGAAGGGAAAGATGATTTCCCAGGGTGCACATGCGAGTCTGGGTGCGATTCTAAGTCAGGCGGATCGAAGTCTACATAATCGTCTTATTATAGATCTCTCTGATGAGCGTATTGGGGCTTGGCTCAAAGGCATGTTTACTAAGGTATGCGTTTCAGTAGACTCTGAAATGGATCTCAAAGAGATTTATGAACAAGCTAAAGAAGCCGGCTTGATTTGTACCATTATCAAAGATGCTGGCCTTACAGAGTTCGGTGGAGTTCCAACATATACTACTGTTGCTATTGGCCCGGATCTAAAAGAGAAGGTAGATGCTATTACTGGAAAGTTGTCATTACTATGAAGAAAGCTTGGGAAGAGATGAAGAAAGCTTGGGAAGAGATGAAGAAAGCTTGGGAAGAGATGAAGAAAGCTTGGGAAGAGATGAAGAAAGCTTGGGAAGAGATGAAGAAAGTCGGTTTCAGTGATTGGTATTGGTTCAACTTTGTAATAAAGCGCAATGAGTTTCACCCTAGCTTAGAACTTAGAAATTACACGTGGAAGTACAGAGGCTTCGCTAAATGTATAAAAGACAGAGACCGTGCCTATAGACTTGGTGAGGAGTTAGAGTGATGGAAGGACTAACAAAGCTAGCCGAACTTCTTGAGAAAACCTCAGTATGGCCCGTAGCTTCAGTAGAAGACGAACCAGAAACTCTCTTATCTTCTTGGAGAGTATTTGAAGTTGATTTCCCTGAAGGTACAACTAGACACTTAAACGGATATTGTGTAGGAGGTAGAGTTTGCTCTGCTATCCAAGAGTTCGATCCAAAGACTAGACGAGCCCGTACAAAGAGTGGTAGGATATACGAATTGGTTGGTAACAAGTCTGGTTATAACTCTGATGCTAACTACGTTTGGAGTCGCTGGTTAGGAATTAACAAAGACTTCACAGCAGTCAGGGAAGTAAGTGAAGAATATGAAGTAAAGTAAAGTAAAGAAACAATGGAAGAGTAAGCCGAGTTGGTCTAGCGGCAGCTGTCTTGAAAACAGAGGGCCTACGTAAGTAGGTGTGTGAGTTCGAGTCTCACCTCTTCCGATCTATTTTGTGTCATAATAAAGAATGACTTCAGTAACAAACAATGCGGACATAGCTCAGTTGGTAGAGCATCGGTTTTCCAAACCGAGGGTCGTCGGGTCGTAGCCGACTGTCCGCTCCAAACAACAACGATTCTTGCAAGAAGAAAACTGCTTAGACTGGGGGGACACAGGAGTTAAGCATAAGAAAGCGGTAAGAGCCCGAACCGAGTCCACAAATTCCATTAACTTTTATCAACCTCCATTAAGGAGTTTTTCATGTCAGAAATAACACGTAGTTTAGCTACAGTAAAAACCATTACCGCCCTTACTCCAATTCCTGGAGCTGATATGATTGAATGTGCTACTATCAATCATGGTTGGAATGTAGTCGTAAATAAGGGTAAACACAAACTACAAGAGCTTGTACTATACCTAGAACTTGATTCATGGGTTCCTATGGAGTTAGCCCCTTTTTTAGTTAAAGGAAAAGAGCCTCGTGAATTCAACGGAGTCAAGGGTGAAAGATTAAGGACAATTCGTCTTAAAGGCCAGGTTTCACAGGGCTTGGTATTACCACTCTCTTCTTGTGGGTTTCAGTTCGACGCTAATCCCCAAGATGGAATGGATGTTACTGAGATGCTTGGAGTCCAGAAATGGGAACGTCCAATGAATACGCAGTTAGCTGGGCAGGCTCGTGGTAATTTTCCTAGCTTCATTCGTAAGACAGACCAAGAGCGTGTGCAGAATTTAAACGGAAAGATTGACTGGGATGCTGAATACGAAATCACTACTAAGCTTGACGGTAGCTCCATGACAGTTTATTTCAACGATAACGCCTGGGGAGTCTGTTCCCGTAATCTTGACCTTAAGCTTGGCCAAGAAGGTAACACGTTTGTTAACGTAGCTAAAGACATCTTTGTAAATAATGGCTTTGTGACTGAAGACTTAGAAGTTAACATCACAGAAAACATTGCTATCCAAGGTGAATTAATGGGCCCAGGAATTCAAGGTAATAGAGAAAGTCTCCCTGCACCAGAGTTCTTTGTGTTTGATATCTGGGATATTGGCGCTCAATGTTACTACCACCCTGAACAACGTATTGAATTCTGTAAGTCGCATGGCCTTAGCCACGTTCCAGTAGTAGATGCTAAGACTACGCTTACAGCTTGTGGAGTAACTTCTATAGAGTCAGCTCTGGCATTTGCCGAAGGTCCAAGCTTGGTTAATGACATTCGTGAAGGCGTTGTATTTAAGAGAGTTGACGGCCAGTTTAGTTTCAAGGCTATCAGCAATACGTTTTTGCTAAAAGAAAAGGATTAAACATGTCAACCCTGAGCAGACTTGTATTTAAAGATACGAACATAGTCAGGCTAGAGGAAAGAATATCTAAGCTTGAGAAGATGTTAGAACCAAAGCTTACCTATGACGAACGGATGGCTATCAAAGTAGCTGAAGAGCGTCAGAAACATGACCAAGAGTATGATATTACTCGTAAGTTAGAGGAGGCCAACAACGAAAACATTGAGCTTAAGAAACGACTTGGCCGCATTGAAAGAGAGGCTATTGCTTACAGAAGGTTGTATTAGTATGCTATGAAGTCTTATGCAACCCTATGGTCCACTTATACTGATCTACGAGTTAAGTTCGGAGTTTAGATAGGAACTTGGTATAAGAACTATGTAATCTCCTTGTAGCTCAACGGATAGAGCAACGGCCTTCTAAGCCGTAGATAGTAGTTCGATTCTACTCAGGGAGACCAGCTCCCCTCAACCAACTAAGGTATCTATCATGAATCCAAAGTTTAAAGTAGTTAATAGTACAGGAAGAATTGTACTTCCTGAAATAGGAAAATTCCCAGGCGGGGAAATCAGAGTTAGAATTCCTGCAGATATACCCTATATGGACGAAGTACGTATTGAAGCATATCTCTTTAGCTCAGATGATATTATGACCCTAATTATGTTGACAGATGCACTGCGTCGATATAATAGTGGCAGCGTTCATAAGATTCGTTTGACTATGCCATACGTGCCTTACGCTAGACAAGACCGAGTATGTAATGAAGGGGAGGCTTTTAGTATTAAGGCATTCGCTTCTATCATTAATATGCTTAATTTCTCAAGTATAGTTATAACCGATCCACACAGCGACGTTACTACTGCTTTGATTGATCGTTGTGTTGTAGCTAACCAATCCTCCGCTATGGGTCATCATGGTGAGTTGAAGACTTGGTACTTAGCAGAAGAAGCCCCTATGTATCTAGTGGCTCCGGATGCTGGATCAGTTAAGAAAATCTATCAAGTTGCAAAGGATTTTCCTAAGTTCAAAGGTATTATCTTTGCAGAAAAAGTTAGAGACGTTGCTACTGGTAAGATACTACACACTAAAGTGGCTGAACTTCCTCCAGACGTGGCTGATGCTAAGCTGTTGATTGTAGACGACATTTGCGACTTTGGCACAACCTTTGTAGAGCTTTCTAAGGTATTGCGGCCACATTGCAGAGAGATAAACTTATTTGTAACCCATGGTATATTCTCTGGAGGCAAAAATAGAATGTTAGACTATTTTGATAACGTCTGGTGCTCAGTCGACTTTAGGGAGTTTGAGTAATGAAAACTTTCAGCACTTTCGAAGTAGTTCCTGGTATGAAGCCTTGTATAAAAAAACCAATAGTGGTTCATGCAAAACAAATTCAAGAAGAGTTTAGGGTTGACTCCCTAGAAGGGGATTATAAACAGGGTAAAGCAGGAGATTATCTTATGACAGGTATAGACGGTGAGCACTACATATGTGATCGAGATATATTTGAAAGAACGTATGACTTCATGAGAGAGATGAGACATAATGATCTACGTAGCTAGTCCTTATTACGACCCTGATCCATCAGTTATAGAGTCTCGTATGGAAGTAGTATACGAAGTAATGGCGGGATTGATGAAGGAGGGAAACCATTGTGTTTCTCCAATGTTAATGCATCCAGTAGTAAAGAAGCATGACCTACCTAACACCTTTGATTATTGGGAGAATTATAGTTACGATATGCTTAAGCGTTGTGATGAGATGCTAGTTATTCAATTACCTGGTTGGGAAGAATCAAGGGGAGTTAAAGCTGAGAGGGATTTTTGTAATTTGCATAATGTTCCCATTGATTATCTCAGAGTTTTACGTTAAGATATAACCTATGGAGTAAGCACTGCCAATCAAAAGTGTGCTAAGCGCAGTAACCCAAAACGTGTTAGGAACAATCCAACACATATATAAGGAGAAATGTCATGAGTCGACCAAACGCTCTGATTCGCAACAACGTTTTAACCGCTATTGATTTCTATAAGGCGGGCCACAAGTTTCAATACCCTTACGGAACAACTGAAGTTTATTCCAACTTCACTCCTCGTTCCACAAAGCACTTAAACGTAGAAAAAGACTTATACGATGGCAAAATCGTGTTCTTCGGTTTACAGGCTTTTATTAAGGGGTTTTTGCAAGAAGCCTTTAATGAGTCTTTTTTCAATCAACATCTGAACACAGTTCTGACGACATATAAACGTCGTATGGACAAGGCTCTATTCACTGACTTTGATGTGACCCACATTGAGTCTCTGCATAAGCTTGGGTATTTGCCTATCCGCATTAAAGCATTACCAGAAGGTGCTAAAGTTAAACCAGGAATTCCAGTGTTTACTATTGTTAACACTAAGCCTGAATTCTTCTGGCTCACTAATTACCTGGAAACAGTTATCAGTGCAGAAATCTGGAAAAAGATGGTTAATGCTACTATTGCTTCGCACTATCACGGCATATTCAAAAAGTATGCAGAACTTACCGGCTCTCCTAAGGACTTCATTGGATGGCAAGGACATGATTTCTCTGCTCGGGGTATGAGTGGATGGGCAGACTTTGCTACTAATAACATGGCTCATTTAACTTCATTTTATGGCACGGATACTGTATCTGCTATTGATTCCATGGAAGAGTTCTATAATGCTGACGTTGATAAGGAATTAGTCGGAGGATCGGTTCCTGCTACCGAACACAGCGTTATGTGTATGGGTGGAATAGATGATGAACGTGACACATTCCAGCGTCTTATCTCTGTGACTTATCCGGCTGGCATTGTATCCATCGTCTCTGATACTTGGGACTTCTGGAACGTAGTTAATGTAACAGCACCATCATTGAAGGCTGAAATCATGGCACGAGATGGCAAGGTCGTGTTTCGTCCTGACTCAGGTGATCCAGTAAAGATTATCTGTGGTGATCCAGATGCTCCAGAAGGTTCTAATGAATGGAAGGGCGCAGTTCGCATCCTTGATGAACACTTCGGTAGTACTATGACTGTTAAAGGGTTTAAGATATTGGATTCACACGTTGGTCTAATCTATGGAGATTCTATTACTCCTAAGCGTGCTAACCAAATTCTTAGCAACTTGGCAGACATGGGATATGCGTCATGCAATTGCGTATTTGGCATCGGCTCTTACACTTACAATTACAGCACTCGTGATAGTATTGGTGGAGCAATGAAGTCAACCTCTGGAGTTGTTGATGGAGTTCGGCGCAGTATCTTTAAGGATCCTAAGACTGATAACGGATTGAAGAAATCTGCTAAAGGTCTTCTACGGGTTGAGATTCAAAACGGGGATTACCTTCTGTTAGATGATCAAACCGAGGAGCAGGAAAAGCTGGGAGAGTTGAAGTTGGTGTACGAAGATGGTATACTAGTAAAAGAAACATCGTTAGCTGAGATTCGTTCTCTGTTGATGTAAGTAGTAAGTCCCTCTTCGGAGGGATCTCTGGGAGTGTAGACCGCTAATGAGACGGGACAGACTGTAAATCTGTTGCTTCGGCCCGCCAGGATCGTTACCTGGAACTCCCACCAAACAATAACTAGGAGAAATAGGCTTTGCCCGTTTAGCCCAATCGGTAGTAGGCAATGGACTTAAAATCCATACAGTCCGGGTTCGAATCTCGGAACGGGTACCAAAATACGCCCTCGTAGCCCAAATGGTAGAGGCAAATGCCTTAGGAGCATTTCAGTGTCAGTTCGAATCTGACCGAGGGCACCAACTATTTGTTTTTAAAGGAACTTTTATGTTAATGAGTAAAGTCTTCCTCTCACGTCGTAATCTCTTAGTTTTACTCTCGAAGCTTGACCGAGTTAAGGCTGGAGAATTTTCACATTGCACTATTATCAAAACGGACAACTCCCATCCCCGTTATCCCCAAACCATGAAAGAAATCGAAGTCACTGCAGTTGAGGACGAAGATTACTACGCAGAAAGAACGGCTGGGGAAATGCATCCTTCTGATGAACCCCCGAACAAAGAGGCCACAAATGGTTTTAATCAACCCATTCAAATTAACCATGTTTGGCAATTGTAAGTAGTTTATGACCATTAGACTACACGCAGGAAACCACACCATAGAAGTTATAACTACATCCGGGTCAGCCTTGTTAGACTTCAGTGGTGAGCGCGTAACTCTTACTGGAAGTATACCTATGGATGAAGTAGCCGAAGAGTTTATAGATAGACTAGACGCCGCCTATATCCATAGGGTGGATCTACTACTTAAAAAGGAAAGAGAAAAATGGAATCATCAAAAGGTTTTACCTTAATACAGCTACTGGTTGTCGTAGCTATACTTTGCATATTGATAGTAGTACCTATTAAAGTACTAAATAAGAACGGACATGTTAAACCTGACGTGCCTACTCAGTGTGTGTCAGGATATACTTTTGTAGAAGGTAAGCAGCTTATCAGCTCTACTGGTACTGGAATTCCTTGTACTAATGGGAGCTTTAACTAATGGAGACAGCAGAAGTAATACCTATGTATCCAAAGGAGATGAAAAACAAGTGTTCCTTCTGCGGAAGAGACTTATTCTATCCGGCTGACAAGTGGTTGATTAATGATACCAATGGTGCTACAATATGCTTCAACCCGTGCGTAATTAAAGCACAGAAAATTATCGAGGAGAGTAACGATGCAATTTCCTAATGGGATATACAAGATATCATTT